AATTCCTGCGCATCCATCGGCACTGCAGGCTCTGGTGACAAAGGCTCACCAAACTCATCGGGCATGACAGGAGCGAAGGATTCCTGCTCAGGTATGACGTAATCAGGCTCGACAGGCGACTGCGGCTGCTCAAAAACAGGCGCAAAGTAGTCAAAGAAATAGTCAAGCAGATCAGGTTGCGGCTGCTCTGGAATGTACGGAGGTCCAAAGTCGTCAGGTGCCGGAATCGGCTCGGGAATGTAAGGTGGCCCGAAATCATCAGGCGCAGGAATGAACTCAGGGATGTAGGGCGGGCCGAAATCATCCGGGGCAGGAATGGGCTCAGGGATGTAGGGCGGGCCAAAGTCAAATGGCTGCGGCAGCGGCTCCGGGGCTGGGGCCGGCACAGGCTCAGGAATATACGGAGGCCCGAAGTCATCCGGCGCAGGCACAGGCTCGGGAATGTACGGAGGCCCAAAATCATCCGGTGCCGGGATAGGCTCAGGAATGTATGGGGGCCCGAAGTCATCAGGCGCCGGGATCGGCTCTGGCTCAGGCGCAGGTACGGGCTCAGGAATATACGGAGGTCCGAAATCGTCAGGCGCAGGGATAGGCTCTGGCTCTGGCGCTGGAGCCGGTTCAGGGATGTACGGTGGCCCGAAATCGTCAGGAGCAGGAACCGGCTCAGGAATGTATGGAGGCTCAAAATCATCCGGTGCTGGAACCGGCTGCATGTCTGGAACAATCGGCGGCACAAACGGCTCTGGATTGAACTCGACAGGAATCATGTCCACCGGGGCCATCGGCGTGCCGAAGTCATTTCCAGGCGGCACCACAGGCTCGGGCGCGACCACAGGGGGCGGCACATAAGGCGGCGCTACTGGCATCGTCAACACAGGCGGCGCAAGCAAACCACCACGGTTAACAGTGGGAGCAGGCCGCGCAGGGGCTGGCATATAGCTCACAACCGGATTGGGCAGCGCCTCAACGCCAGAGGCGCGACCTCCACTACTCATGTTGCCGCGCAAGGCGGCAATCAGGTTGCTAGTGAATGCGGTTGGTGCCGTAGCCATTACATCATCCCGCCATTCTCAGTAAGGATGTGCGTAGACAAGAAAATTGTCCCAGGCGCACCACGAACCTTCATGCGAACGCTGCCGTAATACCCCATCGCGGCAGAGCCAATGAACGCTTGGTAAGTGTTCGACGCACCCACCCACACGGCAGAGTTCCAGATAGCCGTGTTCCACAAAGCCGTGTTCTGCGGGATGAACGCTGGCGAGCCCTCAACGCTTGCCGTCGAAAACTGCGTATTCACGCGCAGCTTCACCTGGGGCTGCTCAGGCGCGGTGAAGATCGGACGCGCTAGCCCGAACTTCTTGAGGTTGCCAGCAGTGCCGAAATCGCTAAAGGCAGTTTGAACGTCGCCTTCGATGATGTCGCCGCCCGTGCCGTTTACTGCAACACCATCCTTGGTGTTGAAGAACGCACGCCCCACTTGCCCGTTTTCGTGCCCGAAATACAAAATGCCGTTGATCGTGTTGGTGGCATTCATGGGAATGTCCGAGAACGTACACCACGCACCCGTACTCAGATTCATTCCGTACTGCACGAAGCCTTCATCAGTCTGCTTCGGCAGCTTGATGATTAGCAGTTCCTCAGAGGCGACCGTCTGCACGCCCCATTGCTCTGTCGTGCGCAGCGAAGTCACCAAAGGCCCGAGCGCATTCTGAATCTTGTCAGACGGCCCAATCGTGCCCTCGGTGAATTGCCCGTTCACAAGCCTGGACAGAGGCGTAAGACCAAGCTCACTCAGGATCAGGACATCGCCGCCCACGGAACTGTAAAAACGCCCGTACTGCGGCACGGGGCCGACGTACCAAACACCCTTCAAAAAGAAGTTGTTTGCGCTGCCAGGATCAATCCCGCTCCAGATCAGCACATCGCCTTGCGAGCCAATCACCGCAAGGTGGTCGTCAATGCCGGCGCCCGCGTCCAGCGTCCAGTTCACCAGCGCCTGCGCACCGCCGCCATGCCGCAACTGCGCGCCCATGTTAAAGGGCGAGGAGTTGCCGGTAATGGTGTTGACGTTGTTCAGGTAGTAGATGTTTGGATCGTTGGCAGAGGTAAACATCACCCGCTGCTTCCAGACCGCAACACTCGTCGGGCTCGGTGGTGCCGTTCCGGTCAGCGTGCGCAACACCCAGCCCGTTGCGGTGCTGTAGGTGTAGTACCCCGCGCCAGGAGAGACGGCCAGCAGGAACGTATCCGCGCCCGTCGAAAACATCGTGGTAGACCAGATGTTAGTCGTGCTGCCGGTCGTTGATACCGCAGTGGTCGGCGTGCCGGTCGTGATGTCGTAGATGTTCCCGCCAGCCGCGCAGAAAATCTTGTTGTCCGCAGGATTCGGCGCGGTGTAGCCAAACACCGACTTGACAGGCGCAGCACCGCCCCCCACAGCAGAGCAGACGTATTGCCAGCCTTTGCGCAGTTCCACGCCTTGCAGGCGAGGAATCATGTTGTCCAGCACCACGGCATCCGTGGGCTGCATCGCAATGATCGGGTCGCGCAGATTCAGCCCGCTAACGGGCGACGGCAGGTTTGCCAGTTGCGCAGTTTGAGACGTTGCGGTGCGCCTAGACACCTTGTAAGCCGCCAGAGGAGCCGATGGCATCTGTCATGCTCCAAAACCAGTGTCGGGAATGCTGGTAATGGGATTGATGTACGGGAAGCCGTACACCCTCACCATTGACAACACTGGCGCTCCTTTCTCGTTGCCCTTGCGGTTTTCAAAGTTGACCTGGAAATCGCGCATCGCCGCGCTGCTGTCAAAGCCCTTCATCTCCAACCACTTCACCCGCGCAAGCAGGGTCATCAGGTTGGCATCGAGCAGAATAACGTCGCCGTTCTTGGTGGCGCGATTCTTGTACAGCGTTGCGTTATCAGCATCGCGCACCCACGCGATAGACTGATACATGAACGTGAGCGTCTGCGCAGACGTTGGGGGCGACAAAATGTAAATCTTCGTGTCGCGCACCTGCCAATAGAACGACAGCGTGGGCAGCGTCGTGCGCACCAGCAACTGCTGCCACATCTGCGGCGAAATCGGACCAATGGCAGGCCATTGGTTTGTCGAGTTCCACTGAGTCGAATCTAGGAACTCATAGAAGTCATCCGGCAGGGCAAAGGACTTTTCCTTCTGCCCTGGCGAATCAGCAATGATGCTGATGCTGTACGTCTTGGTCAGTTCCTGCCAATCCGACAGGGACAGCATATCCTGCCCCGCCAGATTGACAGCCTGCACCATCTGCTGCACAGCAGGGTCAGTGTCGCCAGCCGGGTCGGATGGCGAGGGATACCCCACCATCGCGGCCACGTTCTGAACGATGGCACTCAGCGATGAGTCGTCTACAAGCTGAAATGCCATCGTTAGCCCCTCGGATTAGGCTTCTTCCGCTGCAGCGACCTTGCGGCCCTTGGTGTTGACCATCAGCGCAGACATCTGCGCTTTCAGGTTCTCAATCTCGGCATCACGCTTGGCAAGCTCCGCGTTCATCTGCTCAATCGGAGCGTTGCCCTTGGCAACGTCGATGAAAGCCTTGGCGCGCTGCTTGTCAGCGTGGAAAGACATGAACTTCTGGCCCAGGCTGTCAGACGCGCCGGCCAACTGCTCAACAGTCTTGATGTTAAAATACTCGTACTCGGCAACCTTGCCGGGAGTCATCGAGGGCAGCGCAGACAGCGGCGTGCCGTCTACAGCCTGCTTCTGGTTCGCCCGCCACTTTGCCAGCCGGTCGGCGAAGCGTTGCTCGTCAATCGCATCAACGGGGCGATCAACGACATTGTTCTTGTCGCCGGGAATGTGAATCCTCACGAAGTCTTTTTCTTCGTAGATCGCACGGCCAGCTTCCTGCGACTTGAAATTGTTAAGGACCGGCTTCCTGTGGAACTCCACATGAAGACGCGCATCCTCTGCCCAGCGCGACGGGTCAGGAGTCGCCATCGGCGGGGCTTGAATGAACTGGTCAGTGGCGGGTTGCATAATGATTTTTTCCTCTTGTGGTTGAAAACACGCAAGGGCGGCAGCAAACGCCACCGCCCCTACGATCCGGTCTTACAGCGTGCGACCGACAGACGGATACGAGAACACCGCATCGGCGTTCGTCGCAGCCGCAGCGCCCGTAGCGGTAAGCAGCACAATGCCGTTGATGACTTCCGAGCCAGCAGTGGCATCATCATCAACCGCGCCCGCCGTAGCGGTGCTGTTCAGTTGCGTGCCCTTGGCAGCAGAGGCCAGCGTGCGCAGCGAACCCTTGCCGTAAATCTGGAACCAACCGTATTGGTTGTCAGCCAGAACAGCCTGAGCAGCGCCCACACGCGAGCCAGGGCCACTAGCGCCGGGGGCGGTGTTGGTCAGCGTGGTCATCGCAAAGTCAAAGCCCGTGGCCTCAACGCACAGATAACCCGCGCCGGTCACAGCGCCGTCAGCGCGCCCGTACACGAACTCCTGATAGCCGTTGGCAGGATCGTCGTACCCGCCAACTGTGCCAAGCCGGAAAGCCGGCGAACTCGTCGCGGCAACGACATCATCCTTGCCGATGCCAATGATTGCTTGTGCCATTGGGAAAACTCCTTGAAAGCAAAAAACCCTTGGGAGAGTGGGTCACACAATCCCAAGGGAAAGGCGACCCACCACAGGCCACACTAATTAGGCGACCATCCGGCCCTGGAACTGAGCACCGTTGCTCGTCAGGTTGCCGGCCCAGGCCAGAATCTGAACTTCCGCGTCCTGATTGATCGCGTAGCGACGATTCGGCGACAGCGGAACCATGTTGCGCTGCGCGTGCGGACGCCACTTGAGGTACTTGGTGTTCAGGAAGAAGCCGGTGTTCTGCGGGCAGAAGCCACCAATGCCACCGTCCAGCACCACATCGGCATCCATGAACTTGATCGACGGGAAGCCGAGGTTCGCGGAGTCAGCCGAAGTGAAACGCTGGATCGCCTGCAGGGACGACATATAGAAGCCCCAGTAGTTGCTGTCGAACACGATCAGATCGGGACGATCCGTACCGCGCACGGTCTGCGACCACAGGTTGTTCATGCAGGACTGGATGTTGGCAGCGGTAGCAGCGCCGCCCGTGAACGTGGAAACGTCCAGCAGCTTCGACTGCCAGAAGCTCCAAGTAGCACGGTCAATGCCGCCGTAAGTGCCACTACCAGGGCTCGTCGGAACCGCCGCGCCCAGGCCAGTGATTTCCTTGCCGCCAGAGCCGGTGCCATCGGAATACACCGACTGCGCCAGCTTGTTGACCATGGTGGCTTCCGCGACGTTCAGGCGCGCTTCCATCAGGTCAATCAGGGCTTCCTTGCCGCTGTTCTGCAGCATCTCCAGGCCGCTCATGACGACAGGCACAGCGAACTGCTTGATGTCGAACTGAGCCGCGCTGATGACATCCTGAGCCGCGACCGGCAGGAGGTCATAGCCGCTGTAGAAACCGGCGTTGCCGTTCTCGGCGAAGCTCAGTTCCTCGAGAATGACGTTGCCGCCAGAGATGGTCTTGACGTTGCCACGCTGCTGCAGGCGAGCCAGCAAAGCGTTATTCTTCGTCACGTTGTCAGCAATGGTGCGCGACCGATTCTGAATGGTGGTCGCAACGATGTCCGTAATGGACGCATTGGCGAATGCCATGATGAAAACTCCTCATCTGAGAAATGAACGGGCTTACGCCCACCTTTTTTCAGATGCGCCTACGCGAACCTTTCAGTCCGTTTCGCCGTAGGTGGGCCGCAGACGCGGCTCCTATGAGCTTTCGGTGGCTGGGTGCTATTGGCACACCAGAGGCATTGAATGCCCCACGGTGCCGATCATACAACACCGTGGCGCGATTGCAACACCCTGATGTGCTACTCGCAATTAGCGCGAGTTCATGGCAATCGCGGCTTCAATCGCGCCGCGAATATCGTCGCCCTGCATCTTCGGAGCGCCCATCCCTGGGCCGGAACTCGGAACGCTGACAGCCGCAGCCTTCGCCCGCTGCACAACCTGATTCTGTTGCATAGCCCCACGCGCCTGTGCCCGTTTCTGCAACACAGCTTTTACGTTAGGATTGAGCATGCAAGCCTGACGGTAGGCATCTTGCAGGGACAACTCTTGCCCTCTGCGTTGTGCCACTTCAAGCAGGTCTGCCATTTCCTCGCGCACATCGTCGCCAAATTCGGTTTTGCTCAGAAACGTGGCGACCTCGGAGTGCGCCTGTTCAGCCGCCCGCTGCTGCTGCATCGCCTGGGCCTGCTGGAACTGAGTCATAAACTGCTGCACAGGAGCCAGTTGCTGCTGGATCACTTGCTGCAGTTGATGCTGTTGCGGGTCAACGCGCTGCACTTCTCCAGCCAACGCGCCGTCCAGCATCTCGATGAAATTCTGGCCGAACCGCCCTGTGCCAAACTGCTTGACTAGGCCCGCCATCATCGTCGCAAGCTCGGGAGCCGTGGCAGTGCGCAGCCGCACCGCCGTGCCCATCAGGTTGTCGATCACCTGTAGCGGCGTGGCATTCTCGGCCTTGATGTACGCCTCATAGGGCGCAAAGGCGCGATTCATGGCATCGGCGTACTTGCGCGCCTCTGCCGTCTCTTGCAGCGTGCGCTGAACCTCGGTTTCGCGCCGAACAACCTCGGCTTTCACATCCTCGGGTAGCGCCGCCCAATGCTCACGCGCCACCGGCTTCCACGCGGCAGGCGCACGCTCTACCGGCTTGGGCTCGGCCTTCGGCCCAGGCTTGATTTCCTGGCGCTGCTCGGCCTTGGCAAACTTGCCTTGTTCGTCCCGCGCACGTTCGGCCTTGCCTTCGGCCAGCGCATTCAGGTCTGTCGGGCGTTCCTCCAGATTCGGTGCAGCCTCCGCAGTGTCAGCGGGAACCTGCCCGACAGAATCCGCAGGCTCTGGTGCGGGCGCGGGTGCAGAAACCTGACTCGGTGCCGCCTCCGCTTCAATGGCCGATTCAAGGGCTTCCCGAATGCTTGTGGTGGGGTTTTCCATCTATCGCTTTCTGTTGTTGACTTCATACATTGCACGCTCAACGTCTGCGCGTCGGAACGTGCCGCCATTCTTGTAATAGTTTTCCCTCTGCTCGCGCTGCTTGGCCCAAGTCGCGCTGAAATCATCAGCGGTCGTCAGGTTGTTAGCACGCATGTAATCACGGTGCTTCTTGCGCGTGCTGATGTCCGATCCATCGGTCGCCCGCACACCGTCATAGTGCCTGTCATTCCACAGCGCACCATTGTTACGCGCAGACTCCCGCGCAGGAGCTTGGTAATCATTGGTGACCTCAATCAGTTCAAGCGTCACCGGGTCTTGCACATATCGCTTGCGTGTCATTTGCGACGCAACGCCTTGGCTTGCATGGCCTGCTTGAGCAGCTTGCCGCCCTTGTCCTCTTGGTTGTACTCCTTGGCAACCTTCTGCGGCACGCCAACCTTTTTGGCAAAGGCAGGATCGTGCGCAGCCGCTGCCATCATCCGCGCTTGCTCAGGAGATTTGCTAGGCATACATCCTCACGCAGAAACAGTAGCGCACAACGCGCCATTGGCGACATAAGGAGTCGCGTTGTTGTAAACAGCCGCCGCCCCCGTCGAGTAGCACACCTTTTCCGAGCTGACCGGAATGGCATTAACAAATACAGTATCAGCAGGCAAAGATGCAGTTGCATCAACAATGCAAATTTGCCCGCTGCTGGTCATCGGAATCCCGTTGTTGTAGACAGCAGCCGCGCCCGTTGATGCGCGCACCTTGCCATCAGGGGCAAAACGAATCCCGCCCATGTAAGTGTCGGATGCGTCAACAGCCGCAGTCGTAAACTGCACCCGCTCGCTTTCTACTGTAAAAATCGACATGGCATTACATTGGCATTTGCGGCATCGCCGCAGGTAATGCAGGATTTGGCTGAATCATAGCCATCTGCTGCGCCTTCATCCTCGCATCCATCGCGGCATTGGCAGCCTTTGCCCGACGCTCCTGCGCGCCGGCCATCTTCTCGGCTACTTCTGCCTCCTGCATCGGGCTGGGTTGCTGCGGCTGGATGCCTTGCTGCTTCAAACCCGTAATCGCCTGATCCAAGATGCTTTCAATCTGCGTGCTGACGCGGAACTTGCTCACGCTCCACTGCAACATACTCAGCAGCACAGGCGCAGCCCCAGGCACAGCCTGCGCCATCGGCGCAACCTGACTGATAAACGCGCCCAGGCCCTGCATGAACTGCACCGCTGCGTCCCGCTCTGCCGCCCAATCCATCGCAGCCATCGAGTCAGCCTCGACATTGATGCGGTACTGAGCAAGCTCCTCGTTCTTGAGCAGCATCACCGCAGCCTGCGCATACTGCGCATCCGGCGTGCGCAGAATGTTGCTGCGCTCCACCATCGTCTGCGGCTGAAAATGCTTGCAGATAATCTCAGCCTTGATGCGCAGCCCGTCGCTGATCCACTGTGCAATGTAGAACTGCATCAGTTGCACCCGCGTGCTACCAAACTGCGCCTTGATCTGCTGCGCCGTAGCCGTCTCGTTGGCCTTGGAACTGCCGCGCATGATGTCCGACACGCCCAGCACTTCGTAAATCTGCTGCGTCTTGTCCTGCCGGTACACCCGCAGTTGATTGATCGCGTTCACGATCTGGTCAATCGGAACCCAATCAACCTTGCCCTTGATCCCGCCCGATTCGGCAAACATCGCCCAGTTATCCACAGGGATCAGTTGGTTTTCGCCGGCCTGCTGGAACATCCGTTGCAGCCCGTCCGCGCTCTTGTCGTACACGCCAACCACCTTGGCCGCTCGCGTCAGCCAAGCAATGCGCGTGTTGATTTCGTCCAGTTCGTTGAATTGATCCTGTGCAAACACATAGTCGGCACGCGGCATCAGGTTGCTAGTCGTCACGTTCGCCATCAGCGGACGCGGGCACGGGAAGAAGTTTTCCAGGTCCAGCGGGTCATCCTTCACATCAAGGATCACATCCGCACCCGTCGCCAACCAGTAAACCTTTTCGTGTTCCTTGCACCAAATCTCAAAGACTTCGGCACGCGCCCACGGGTCAAACTGCGGCTGCTGGCCCTGCTTGGTCGCCTTGCTGCTTTGCAGCGGCACCACGCTTGCAATCTGCTCGCCAAACCGCTTGGCAAGCTGATCTTTGGTCATGTAAATGCGCCGCGCTACCCAGCGCACTTCCTTCCATGTGCGGGCAGGACTCCAAAAAAAGTCCTTCCAATGCACATAGTCCACGCACGCATCTTCTTCCGTGATGCGCTCGGAAGCCGGAATCACAATCCCCGTCAGCGGGTCTACGCTCTCAGGAATCTCCTTAGTCTCGACCTCGTAGCGCAGCCAAATCTGGCCCATGCCGACAATCAACCAGTCCTCAATGCCCTGGCGAACCGCCGTGTCCCACTGCGATAAATCGTCCTCAAAGCCCTTGTTAAGCATGCGCTGCAGCATCGTCCCCGCCACCCGCGCCTCGTCATCCTCAAAGTCTTGGAACGTCCTGCTTACGTCAGCCTTGGGCGGGCGGGCGTAAAGCATGCTCAGAAGCACCTTCATCGTGGACCAGAACAGGTTTACTCGGCTCTCCTGCTCGCCCCACTCGTCGCGCTTGTCCAGATACCGCTTGAGAATCTTGTCGGCATCGTCATGGAACTTCGTCAATTCCTTTTTCGACGCCTCAATCTCCGTAGACCAACGCTGCGCCAGCCCCTGCGGGCTGTTATCAAACTGATCGTCGCGCTCGATCTTCTCGGAGTAGTCCATCACCCAATCCTTGCGGCCTCTTTCGGCGCGGTGTCCCAAATGTCAGACAATGAGAAGGCATAGTTGACGCCTTGACCCTTGGGTGTTGCGATTCTAGCCCCCCGTTGCGGTTTTGACGATAGCGGGCGCGCAGCTAAGGAAAAGTACCTGAAAGCGTCGCTCGCGTGGCTGTGCTGGTCGTGCCGGGGCTTGCTCTTGAACGTCTGCGTCCGCTCATCCCACTCCCTCATGTACGCACGAAGGTGCTCAATGCCCTCATATGTCGCTGTTTCATCGAAAAAGCACTTCGGCAGGATCAACCGCGCCGCCTCAATGCCATCTTGCAAGCTCATTTCCGGCACAAGCTGCGGCTTGATCCCGCTTTTCAGAAACTGCTCAATAATGCTCTTGCCGGTTTGCAGGCTCTTAGCTTTCGCGTCGTGCGGAAGGTAGATTTGGCCGACTTTGTACGGCCTTGCCTTGATCCAATCGATGTAATGCTGAATCGGCTGGCCATCCGCTTCGTAAAACTCGACAATCCGATACCCGTCATATGTCTCCTGCCAGCCCCACCAACTGCAAGAATCCGTATATCCCAGGTCTGCCGCCAGATGGACAGGGAAATCCGGGTCTAACCTGTGTTCGCCTACCCGCTTTTCCTCATACGCCTCGCCAATCAGCTTCGCATAGTACGAGCCCGGTATTGCGGCATCGAAACTGATCTCGTATTCGGTCGCATACGCCTCCTCGGTCATCTGCGCCTTGGCATCGCGCAGTTCTTCGGCGTCCAGAATCCCGGTTTTGCTAGCCGGCAGTTCGATGAGTAAGTGCGTGCTGGGATTCAGGCGCGCTTCTTCGCGGATTTGCCAAAAGAAATTCTTTCCTGCGGGCGTCCCGGCGAATATCGCCCAGCCTTTTCGGTCGGATAACGCGGGTCTTAGTACCGAATACCACGCGCTCGGTCTAATTTGCCCCGTTTCGTCCAAAACCACGCCATCAAAATACATGCCGCGCAGCGCATCCGGGTTATCCGCGCCCGCTACATAGATTCGGCTGATCCCTTTGTGGCCGTTTTGGATGTCGATTCGCAGTTCTGACTCGTTCGGCGGGCTGGCCTGGAAATCCTTGGTCAACTCCTTTAGGTACTGCCAAGCGACCCGTTTGGCCTGCTCCCGAAACGGGGCCAGATACGCAAACTGCGGTCTTGGTAATGCAGTTTCCAGCGCGCCAATCACCAAGTCCGCGCACATCGCCACCGTCTTGCCCGCTCGGCGGTGCGCAACCACCGTCGTCCACCGCTTGCCACGGTTGTGCAAGGGCAGGAAAACGTCGCGGGGTTTGTACTCTTGGAGCTTCACTTCGCGGCTTTGTCTTTCAAACGCCGAATCTCACGCTCGATGTACCAGTGGGCTTTTTGTAGGTCTTGGATTGGGTCTTCATGCTTGAGGTTTGCCCGCCAGATGTACTTAACCGCGTTGCCCAAACAGAAGTTCATGTGTTCGGTGATCTGAATGCACTCGACCCCGCTCGGATGCTCGGTGTAGTGGGCGGGGCGGTTTATGGGGTCGTGCATTTTCTTGTTTGCGCAAAATGCTTTTTTGGGAATGCTGGAGGAGGGAGGGGGGCCCCTGCCGGTCAGGCACCCCCCGTGCCGGGTTCGCGGGGGGGTGGGGGGTCGCCCGAGGCTGCCAGGGGGGCCGGCTCTGCCTCTACAGCCTGCGCCTTCGCATTAGTAGTCCAGTGACTAGGCTCAGAATGTTCAATGCTGACAACAGGTTGCGCCTCGATCACATCAGACTGTGCCTGAATCGTGCCAATCTGGCGGCCTGCAAGCCAGTTCAGGCTGATGCTGATGCCGCCCTCGACGCTCTGGTTCACCTGAATCGGGATCACCTTACCGACTAGGCCAGCGAATATCTGGCGGTCCTGTATGCCGCCTTGAGCGCGCTCGATAAGCCAGCCTGCCAAGCCGTGCGGGTGGCAGTCGCGTGCGGCTATCTCTACAGCCTCTTTCAGCGTGCGCGTGAGCTTGTTTTGCGTGCCCTTGACCCTTCCGGCAGGCAACTGGAAGCCGCTTTTGCCTGGAGGCAGGCGCTTTTGCTGGGTGGCTGCTTGTTTGGCAACCTGTGCATCTTGCGCTTCCTGCATGCCGATTAGCCTACCACATTGCTCAACCTAGGGTTTGTCCTAGTTCCACCATGATGCGACACCCGCAACAATACAACCCATCGACAACGCAACCGGAGCACGACATGGCCCTCACCCACGAGCAGCACCTAGCGGTCTTCCGCATTTTGGCCGACGAAGAGCACAAGGCCCGCAAGGCCGTTGCCAAGGCGCAGGCCGCATACGACACCGCACCGGTCGCCTACGGCGGCAGCGTTGAGCGCGAAACCGCTGCGGTGCTGATCAACCTGCGCGCCGAGCAGTACATGGCCGCGCAGCGTGCCGCCGCCGCTTACTTCGACGCCTACATCAAGGAGGCGTGATGAAGATCGCAGCCACGTACACCGACGTCACTGGAATCGCCGGGGCGCGCCACAAGGCCGAAGGTCGCAAGGTCTTTGACGATTCGGGGAAGCTCATCGGCTACGTGCGGCGCGAGTATCGTGCTGGTCGGGTCGGAAGCACGCGCCACCGCCTTGATGGTTTCGGCTACGTCGGCATCGACGGCGTCTATAAGAAGGCCCACACGATGAAAGACTTGGTGCGCAAGATGACGCCCCTGCGCGAGCGCCTCTGCACTCCGATGACCGTAGGCGAGGCCGCTATCGCCGCCTCTACCGTTCGCTGACCCAACCCCGCTGCGGTGCCAGCGGCCTGCCCCAGCGGCAGGCCAGTGTCACCCAACCAAGAGCCCCCCATGCCCCCCCGCACCACCATCCCCGACATTCTGCTGGCCGTAGCCATTGGCACCGCCCTAGCCCTAACCCTGTTCTACAGCCTCTGAACGCCCGCCATGCACCCTGACCCCTCCCAAGCCCAGCAAACGCCCCCAAAACCCGCTAAAGCCCCTTCC